AGAACTCTATCCAGAGGTAAATATTACCGCATTTTATGACGAGCCTGGACTAGAACTTGCAGGTTATTTATAATGAGAAAACTAACTCAAGAAGAAAAATACCTAATAGCCTATGCTACGGAATTAGTAACTGACGACCCTGAAGGATTGATTCACCATAGTCAATATTTTGCTGAGGAAGGAGAAGATCACATCAAAGATTTAGATAGGGATAAGGCTAGAACACTAGCAATAAGCATCTATAGAAAATTAGATTTATAAGGAAAAGATTCACTAATGAACGCGAAAAAAGCCAAACTACTGCGAAAAACACTAAAAACGAGCAACGTGGACTGGAGAGAAACTAAGCACGTGCAGCGAATACATAAAGACCATCAAGGTAATGAACACCGAGATTCTACCATATTCCTGGATCCTAAATGTGGTCGCTCTATTTATCGTCGTAGTAAAAAATTAGCAATAGTGAGGGAGCTGTGATACTCGTTTACATTCGCCAACCTATAGCTATAATTAATACAGTTATAAAAAATTTAAGTCCACTAAGCGAATTTTTATAGTTTATCGCTTAGTGGCAAACTAACAAACTAAAGAAAGGAGAATATTATGACCGTAGAAAAGAACTTACTCCAAGTTGTGGAGAACATGGCTCAGATTGTGAGGTTTCAAAAAAGCACTGCAGAATTTATGCAGGCACAGTTAGAAGCTAACGAGTTATTAGCTAAGCGATTGCGTGAAGCCGAAGCTAAAATTGCTATAATACAGGGACAACAACATATCGTTGATGTTATTTCCAATTTAAACAATAAAAAGCAATCGGATTGGGTGAATGATGAAGGAGAGCGTGATGGATAGCTATACAGCAATAGGTATTGCAGAAGGTTTTGTTGAGCCTACTGATGAAGATCAAATTATACAAGCATGGCAATATTTAGTTGATACTGGTTTGGCTTGGCAACTGCAAGGTTGGTTTAGTAGAACTGCAATGGATTTAATAGAACAGGGATTAATAAACTGGGGGAGTGAATGATGAGTAATTGTAAAGTATGTAATGATAAAGGTTGGTTAGAAGTATATGGGAGACTTGGAGATGAAATCCAAGTTTGTCAAACTTGTTATAAACTTAATTCTGATAAGGAAGCATATCAAAAAGCTGGTTTAGAAATTGATGTTTCAAACTTTAAATATGATACTTTTGTTTTTTATCCTAAGAAGGTGAATGATGAATGTTGATAACCACAAACCAAGATACATAGAGTGTATCTATGAAGCACCTATTACTTTTGATTTAGAAGAACTAGGTATTGATTGGGACAATATCAAAGACTACCATATAAAGTATGGGACTTTGTATGTTGAGTTTAAAGATGGAAGTTCCAAACAATATGACGGAGACCAAGGAGAGACTGATTGGAAATGGGCAGTACGAGAAAGTATATTTACAGAAGATTGGGAGTTAGTGGAGGGATTGAACTAATGGCTAAAGTAATAAAGAATAATAAGCAGGTAGCCTTTGAAGGCACGACAAAAGAGTGCGTTCATTTCATTTGTAACAATCAAGAATTAGCATTAAATCTGGTCTTGGTACACGATAAAAAATAGAACTATGGCTAAACCAAGTAATGATTGCGAAAAAGATTGCAGAGAACTGCAACACGTTCTTTATAGAGATGATTTTGAAAGTGTAGATGTTTGGAAAAATATATGCGATATGTTGGGTGTTCCAATTAATTCAGATCAAATATATTTCAACGCTATTGATATAACTTACGGATAAACAGGGAGAAAAGCTAATGGATGATTTTGAAATAAAAATTAAAATTGCGATATATTCACCTAAGGGGCAGTTTATAAAAGAAGCCGATAATACGAGTTTATCGGATAAAACGATCCATTTAATCATGGAAGATCTTTCTAGGAGCATGGAAAACCGCAGAGAAAAAACAGAAGCACAACTAGACCATGAAAAGAAAATATTTGGGGAGGGTGAGTGATGAAAGTTGAAATAATAATATTAGACGAACGAGTACACGAAGTCGGCGTACCTGATTATGCAACATCGGGGTCCGCAGGCATGGATTTGCGTTCCTTAGAGGAAGTATCACTCGGTGCAGGAATGTCTCACCAATTTAAACTAGGGTGGAAAATGAACATGGGATCTCACCAAATGTGTGGTCTACTCGCTCCTCGCTCTAGCTTGGGCGTAAAGGGAATCCATTTAAGCAATATCGTAGGCATCATCGACTCGGACTATCAAGGAGAACTAATCGTTAGTCTTACTAACAACTCTAGTCATCCTGAGCCGTATGTCATAGAAGTAGGAGAACGAATCGCTCAACTGGTATTTCTGCCAGTGGAGTTTGTGTCGTGGTCCCCTGTGGTAGAGTTTAGCTATCATACGACTCGTGGCGAAGGGGGATTCGGCAGTACAGGTAAAAAGTAACTGGGGTACTTCGCTATTTTTGTAAGGTATAATGGTTTTTACTTATTTAATAACTATTAAGAAAGGAGAAAGAAATGATAAGTAATATTGAAAATATTAAAAAGGGAACCGAACTGGTGACCAAACAACTAGGGTTTCCAACTCGAGCTATCGCAATGGAAAGTATCAAACAAGGAAAGGGTCTTAAAAAGACTTTACTTGTCGATGTGAAAGCAGCGGAGTGGGGATTATTTGATGAAATCGGAAGCGTTTATGTGACTGATATTATTGAAGTTTTGGAGAGCGACGATGAAAGGGTTTGACAAAGTAGATAAACTCTATCTCTCTACAGAAGGTGAGCAATTAGCGAGTAAAATCGATCATTCTTATTATAGACAGACAGACTATGTATCTTTGCCAATATCGCCTATCCTAAGAGGAGAAGACTTCTGGGACGGCGTTTACGAAGCTATAGAGAATTTGGACTTTATTTACTGGACAGGGGAGCATAACGGAACTACCTACAAACTCCAAAGGAACGAGGACTTAACTTTTAGTCTACAACAGAAAGGTCATATAGTGCAAATGCAAACAAAAGGTGAGGAGAGTGAAGATGGGGAATAGAGCTGTAATAGCGTTCGATGATGAGCGTAAAGAAAAAGAAAATTGTCCCGCAATCTACTTACATTGGAACGGCAGTGATTATACTGTAGACGCTTTTTTGAAAGCCGCCAAAGAGTTTGGCATACGAGGTAACGATGCCCATTATTGCATTGCTCGATTAACGCAAGTTATCGGTAACGCGATAGGGGGAACTCTATCATTAGGAGTAGGTCGGTATGGTGATTTTAGAAATCCTGGTGATAACGGGGTTTATTGGATTAAAAATTGGGAAGTCGTTATGCGCGATAGTGATGACTTAGTAGAAGACGAATTTCCCCATAGCAAAAATTACCAAAATTGGTTCCAAAAAGCTTATACTGAAATAGTGGAAGCTAATGAGGATCATTTTGAAAAGGGAGCAGAAGTACAATGATGGGAGAAAACATTACTCGGATCTGTGATATCTGCAAAGGAGCAATCGATCACCACAAAGATAAAGAGGGTGAGGTCTACTGGACTGATGGACACAATGCCGAACCGATCGTGGAAAACGGCAGGTGTTGCACTAAGTGTAACGAAGATAAAGTGATACCTATTCGGATGCTCTCTATGATGGGAATAACGAACCACTGATCACTCTCGAGTGGACCCCCGATTGTTGACTACGACGACTTTCGGGGGTTTTTTCTATTAAATCTATTAGTATTGTTATCTGGTAAAATAAAAAAGTTTTTGAAAAAAGTTTCGCAAAACTACTAATATCTCTAATATACTAATAGAATCGAGCTACAAGGCTCTTGGTCATTGGATTGTTGTGATGATCAAAAGTAATAGATTTTCTATTAGTTATTACAAATGTATGGTAAGATTCTCTAGAGGGCATGAGAAAAGTATTTAAACAGTTTGTTTTATAATACGATTGTAATAACATTGGGAGAACTCTATGAAACAACTAACCTACACATCTTTAACACCCACCGAAGATGGGAAAGCCTATATAGATTCCAACGGTAAGACTTGGCAACCACTCAACTCGAAGCAAAAGAAGTTTTGTAAGGAGTATTTGAAGGGTCAAACAGCTACAGAAGCAGCTATTAAAGCAGGGTATACCAAAGATCGGAAGGGTGCAAAGACACAGGGGAGTGTTCTACTAAATCATAACCCAGTTGTACGAAACTACCTCATAGAGTTGGAAATGTCACTCGCAGAGCGAGATGCAGTTTCCCTGGAGAGCCATCTTTCCACCCTCCACGACCTACGGGAGGAGGCAAAGGACCAAGGACAAATCTCCGCCGCCATCACAGCGGAGGTTCATCGAGGCAAGGCGGGAGGACTCTACATCGATAGACGCGAGATCCTGACCGCGAAGATCGACATGATGTCCAAGGACGACATACTCACTCGACTCGAAGAACTAATCAAGAAGCGAGCAACCGAGTCAAACGTGATCGAGGGAGATTTTACTCAAGACGATTAGACGAAGAGACGATTCCACTCTACTACTCTACTCTACTCTACTCTATCATTCTATTCACGGACCACGACCCACGACCCGTGCCCAAAGACTAGACGAAGAGACGAAGAGACGATTCCACTTATATAAATAAATGGTCCTTTCGTCTCCTCTTGCGCTCCGCGATCGTTAAATTATTTTATCTATAGTTCGCTAAATGGTTTATTTTAAAAGTAAAGTAGTATATACTTATATATATTAAGTAATTAAGCTTAATACTTTTTCAAGAAAGGAGAAATAACATGGAAAAGAAAACTATACAGAAAAGCGACGCTGTAAAGACCGCAAAGATAGATCCTAATTTTAAAGCACCAGTTGGTAAAGGGACCAATGGTAATAGCCAGATTAGGTTGATAACTACCGATCAAGCAGGGAAGCTTCCAGCACAGGCAGGTAAGATTGTCGAAGCGTTGGTTAAAGCGAAAGGCCACACGCTAACAGTCCAGGAGCTAGTTGGTGAGAACGAATCAGGATTGAACTCAAAGCTAGACGAGGTGGGATTGATTACAGTCCAGACACCTAGAAAGATCTGGCAGTTTTACAATCGTAGACTGATCGATGAGGGATTCATTGAGGTGATTAGCTGATGGAAAAGAAACTAAAAACCAAAAACGCAGAGGTTGCCCAAGGGATCCTCGACTCGGAAAACCACAAGTTTAACAGAAGTACATTTGGTGTTGACTACGCGGAAGCGGTCGACTGGCTAGACGACTTCAACAACGGTTAGACTAATCGAGAAGGGCGACTTCGGTCGCCTTTCTTTTTGCTCGATCTTCTCGTCTAATCGTCGCTCTACTCTATCGCTCTACTCTACTCTATCACTCTACTCTATCCCAAGGACAGTTAACCCATACCCAAGAACAGACGAAGAGACGATTCCATTTATATAAAAAAGAACAGACGATAAGGCGAAGAGACGACGGCGTTTTATATAAAAAAGAATAAGTAAATAAAAGTAAAAGGGTATTGTATTAAATAGTAAAGTAGTATATAGTTATATATATTAAATAGTTAAGAAGGCACTATTTAATACTAAACTATAATAGCCTTCATATAGAGTAAAACTATGAATAATAAAACTGAAAATAAAATTGATCTAAATTATAAGGCTTCTAGTGTAAGAAGCTTTGATAATAACGCTAAGGTAACATTAATATCTACTAAGGGCGCTGATATACCTCCTCAGGCTCAGAAGATAGTAGAAACCTTAGTTAAGGCTAAAGATCATACACTAACTATTAAACAGTTAGTAGGCGATGATGCTACGGGTAAGAATAGCGTATTACTTGAGAATGGTTTAAGGACTGTTCAATCACCTCAAAAAATCTTTAGCTATTATAGAGGTCAGTTAGAAGATAAAGGCTACATTACTATAAGCTAATTATCTAAGCTAACTATTAAAGGGCTACTATCTAGTAGCCCTTTTTTATTGCCTACGCTAACCATTAACACATTAACTTAACTTAACCTAACACTAACTAACTCTCTATTATTATCGTTGCTTAGAAAGCTTTTATTGAACCCCTATACCCCCTTAGGCGTTACTGGGACCCTGACCCTCCGCCCCACCTTAGGTTCAGCCTCACTTTTGCAACTACTTTACAAATAAGTCCCTAGTGAAAAAAATTTTGCGAAAAAAATTTTTTGGAATATACTTTTGCTATGGGGTTTAAATTAAACTTGATTCTTGGAGCTCTCTTAGTAGCTTCTTTGGCAGGATCTTCGGTGTATATAAAATATTTAAACAACCAGTTGGCTACGCTCAAAGGAAACCAAATTGTTTTGGAAGGCAAAATAGCCGAGCAAAATGAATCCATTAAAAATTACCTAGAGGACCAACAAAAGAACCAAGCACAAATAACCGCGCTTACCCAAAAGAATCAACAGAACCAAAGGGAAGTGCAAAAACTAAGAAACACATTTGCTAAGCACGACATGGACAGTTTGGCGTTAGCAAAACCAGGCTTGATCCAAACGCGCGTGAACAAAGGTACGTTGCGCGTGAAAGAAGATTTGATAGCAATAACTAACCCAGAGCAATTTGATGAAGAACCTATTACTGATTAGTAGTTTGTTTATGTTTTTAGGTGGGTGTTCTCTTATTCCGAAACCTGTAGCCCCCGTAGAGGTTCGGACTCTTCAAGAAATTCCCCCGATGTATCACCCACCACTTCCGATGGAATTACAGTTAGTTGATATTGATTGGGAGGTTATGAATCCTGAATTAATGCGCGAGTACCTCGCCGAACTAGACGCGGGCAACGCACCGCCGCAAGCGTACTACTCACTAACGGGCAAGGACTATGAAAATTTGTCCATGAATATGGCAGAATTTAAACGTTATTTACGCGATGTCTTATCCATTATCGAATACTATCGAGAATTCGGTAGAGAGGAAGAAGAAAATGAAGATGAAAAATAATCCGCGAACAAAGAAACTCATTCAAAGGTTTAACTGCTTTACTTTTGTTTAACCATTTTCAAATGGTCAGCGTTTAGCATATACTTAGCAAATGGATAGAGTAACAGAATTAATTGAAGAGTTATCCGAAAGCTTGGGGGATCAACAACAGTTTCAAATTGACCAGAAACTAGAACAAGAACAAGCAGTTTCAGATTTTTACAATACGCCTGAAGGTAAACAAGCACTGGGGATTGCGGGAGCTCTGTTGACGTTAGGTATTCCCCTTCCAGGAGCCCGTGCAGCGGGAGCGAGTAAAATGTACGGCGCGGTTGGTACGGATATGTCTCGTATGCTTACCCCACCATTAACAAAAATAGGCAAGAAGGTAACCACTAGACGTGGACCACGTGGACCGATCAACATTGATTCACCTAAACAAATACCACTCCCGCTTAGAGGAGGTAGAAATACAGGGGGCTTGAGCGATACCGATAAAGCCATGCTTGAGTTTATTAAACCAAGACCACGACAAGAGGGAATTCCATCTGTTCCGACAGGAAAAGGCACTAAATCATATATAGAAAAGATAAGTAAAACTAAACCAACCGAACAACAACTCAATATGCGTAATACTATTCAGCAACAGCTTTATAGAATGGACAGTATGATTCGTCAAGGTGAAAAGGTAAATATGAAAGAATATTTTAAACTTCAAAAGGAACTTGAAGCTTTAAATAAAATATTAAACTAATGTCCGAACCAACTAACGCCGATAAGTTAAAAGCTTTAAAAAACATAGACCTTTCCCATTTAGGGAAAGCAGAAGCAAAAGAATTTACTGTTCTTTTAGAAGAGCTTGAAAAACGAGAATTTCAAGAAAAAGCCACAGGTACTTTTTTAGATTTTGTAAAATCTATTTGGGCAGAATTTATTTCAGGGGATCACCATGTGAAAATGGCAAAAGCATTTGACGATATTGCCAGTGGTAAATTAAAAAGGCTTATTATCAATATGCCGCCGAGACACACTAAATCAGAATTTGCATCTCATTTGTTCCCTGCATATTTATTAGGTAAAAATCCTAAATTAAAAATTATTGAAGCAACACACACCGCTGACCTTGCAGTTAATTTTGGTAGAAAAGTTAGGGATTTAATTGACGGCGATGAATACCATGAACTATTCCCAGATACTGAATTGAAAGCGGACAGCCGTTCGGCGGGTAAATGGTTAACGAATAAAGGCGGAGAATATTACGCCGCAGGTATTGGAGGTGCGTTAGCAGGAAGGGGTGCGGATTTGTTCATTATTGACGATCCCCATTCGGAACAAGACGCGATGTCCGATAAAGCAATGGAAGAAGCTTACGAATGGTTTATGGCAGGTCCTCGTCAGAGGCTACAGCCTGGAGGGGCAATCGTAATTGTGATGACTCGTTGGTCTAAAAAAGACTTAACGGGTAGGTTAATTAAGAAAATGGCGCAAGATCAAGGCGCAGATCAGTGGGAAGTAATAGAATTTCCTGCGATACTACCGAGCGGAAACCCACTTTGGGGTAATTTTTGGAAATTAGAAGAACTTGAAAGTATTAAAGCTTCGGTTAGTCCTTCAAAATGGGCGGCGCAATACATGCAAAGACCAACAGGGGAAGGTATATCTATTATTCCTAAAGAATGGTTCAAGATTTGGGAGCAAGATAAGCCCCCTAAATGTGATTATATAATTCAAAGTTATGATACTGCGTTTTTAAAATCAGAAAGAGCCGACTTTACAGCTATAACCACGTGGGGAGTTTTCTATCCTGAAGGAAAAATCGGAGAGGAAATGTACACAGGTAACGAAGCGCATTTAATTTTAATAGACTGCATAAAAGAAAGATTTGATTTTCCTGAATTAAAAGCAGAGGCGTTACGTTTATACGAATATTGGCAACCCGATACGGTGATTATTGAAGCAAAAGCTAGTGGTATTCCACTGGTACAAGAATTACGCAGAATAGGGATTCCTGTAAACACTTTTAGTCCAGGAAAAGGGCAAGATAAAATTGCTAGATTAAATTCAGTTTCCCCTATTTTTCAAGATGGACGCGTTTGGATTCCTGAAAACCGTTTTGGAGAAGAATTGATGGAAGAAGTTTCTGATTTTCCTAACGGAGAAAATGATGACTTAGTAGATGCCACAACTTTAGCGTTGGCGCGCTTTAGGGAAGGTGGTTTTTTACAATTAACGAGCGATTATTTTGAACCAGAAGAATACTATCCTGTGGAAAGGGTTTATTATTAATGAAATTCATACTATGATGTACGCTTATGGCTATTGAAAAACAACCATTATTATCTGTTCCTAACTCACAACAAGAAATTGAGTTAGAAATCCTAGAACAACCTGAACAAGAAACAGAAGTTTATCTTCAACCAGACGGCTCCGTTATTATGGGAAGCGATATGCCTGAAGAAAACAATTTAAAGTTTGGAGAGAATTTAGCAGAAGCGTTAGACGAACGTGAATTAAACACAATAGCCAATGAATTAGTTAGTTCTTACGAAGAAGATTTAGATTCTAGGAACGATTGGTTTAAAACTTATTCTGATGGATTAGATTTATTAGGAATTAATGCAGAATCTAGGTCGCAACCATTTATTGGAGCGTCAGGAGTGCATCACCCGATACTGGCAGAAGCCGTTACCCAATTCCAAGCACAAGCGTATAAAGAATTATTGCCTGCAGGCGGTCCAGTAGACACGGAAGTTTTAGGTGTAACTGACGATAATAAATTAGAAAAAGCAAATCGCGTCAAAAATTTCATGAATTATCAAATAACTTACAAAATGGAAGAATATGATCCAGAAATGGACCAATTATTGTTTTATTTACCGTTATCTGGTTCAGCATTTAAAAAAGTTTATTATGATCCTGCGGTAGGACGCGCAGTTGCCCGTTTTGTTAAGTCCGAAGACTTAGTTGTTCCGTACTATGCGGTAGATTTATTAAGTTCTCCAAGAATTACTCATGTGATTCATATGGCGCAGAATGAATTACGCAAATTACAGATGTCTGGCTTTTATCGAGACATAGAAATGAGAGATCCTACAAGCAGTCTTAACGAAACAGAGGTCGATTCTAAGATTGAGGAGTTACAAGGACTAACAAGAACGATAAATGATGAAGAATACACGCTATTGGAGATGCATGTTGACTTAGATTTAGCAGGATATCAAGATATTGATGAAAATGGTGAAGAAACAGGAATTGGTTTACCCTATATTGTAACAATTTGCAAAGATAACAACGAAATACTCGCAATTCGTCCAAATTATAGCGAAAATGACCCAATGAAGAAGAAAATTGAGCATTTTACGCATTATAAGTTCCTTCCAGGACTTGGATTTTACGGTTTTGGCTTAATTCACATGATGGGAGGCTTAACTAAGTCGGTTACAGCGATTTTACGTCAATTAATTGACGCAGGAACGCTTTCTAACCTTCCCGCAGGCTTTAAATCACGTGGATTAAATATTCAAAAGCATGATGACCCGTTACAGCCAGGAGAATGGAGAGATGTTGATGCACCAGGAGGTAGATTGCAAGATTCGTTCCTTCCACTTCCGTATAAAGAACCAAGTAACACACTAACAGCTTTATTAGGTTCTTTAGTTGATTCTGGTAAAAGATTTGCCGCCACAGTAGAGGACCCAACAGGCGATGGTAATTCTGAAGCTCCCGTTGGAACAACTGTTGCATTATTAGAAAAAGGACAAAAAGTTATGTCCGCAATCCATAAAAGATTGCATTATGCTCAAAGATGTGAGTTTAAAATCTTAAAAAGAGTTTTTGGTGAGTTTTTACCACCAGAATACCCTTACCAAGTGCAAGGGGCTTCACAAAACGTATTTAAACAAGATTTCGACAATAGCGTTGACGTAATTCCTGTAAGTGATCCTAATATTTTTAGTATGACACAGAGAATTACGTTAGCTCAAACACAGTTACAAATGGCACAAGCGGCTCCTGAATTACATGATTTAAGAGAAGCGTATCGTAAAATGTATTTAGCCTTAAATATTAAAGACATAGACGCGGTACTTCCTCCAGAAGCTGAAGTGCCTCCAAGAGACCCGATTAGTGAGGAACAAGCTGCATTAACAGGGGATCCAATAAAAGCTTACGAATTTCAAAACCATGAAGCCTATATTGCAGCGCATAGTGCATTTTTACAAAACCCTATGGTACAATCAAACCCACCAGTTGCACAAGCAATTACAGCAAATATACAAGAACACCAAGCAATGCTATATAGATTACAAATTGAACAAGCAATCGGTCAACCATTACCACCATTAGACGAACCCATGCCGCCTGAGATGATGAATGAAATCGCTTTAGCGGCGGTTGCAGCAACACAACAAGTTACAGGTCAAGCACAAGCGATGGCACAAGCACAAGCGATGGCACAACAAGATCCACAACGTGAGATGTTCCAACAACAGCTTCAACTAGAAAAAGAGCAGTTAATGCAGAAAGAACAAGAGGATATACGAGATAAAGAGGTTGAAATGGCTAAAGCTGAGTTAGACGCTATGGTTAAACGTGAAAAAATTGAAGCAGACGCTAAAAAAGAAGATACAAAAGCTGCAATAGACTTACAAGAGCTAGAACAGAAAACTAAAGCAGATGCAGAAAAGAACTTTACTGAACTGGTTAAAACAGTTCGCGATACTAGAGATAAAAACGGAGAAAAATAATGCGTGATTATTACGGAAATGATAAGTACCCTTCGCCTTCCCCTAAGAAAACTAAAGCAGCGCCTAGTTTTCCTAGTGTTAAGGATAGTACAAAAACAAAGTCTGTAGAAGCAGGTTATTGCTTAGATGAGCCTGAAAAGGCAAAAGTAAAAGCCGCTTATGGACAGACAAAAGGACTTCTTTGGTATAGATCGATTAAGTAATCTTAATGGACTATATCGTTGCAACGGAGCATTTGCTCCGTAAATATCGTGAGAGGAAAGAAGCTCTTACGCAGACACTGGCTTCTGGAAGTATTGAGAATTTTGAACAATACCAAAGAATAGTCGGTGAAATCGCAGGATTGAGTTTCGCAGAACAAGAAATTCAATCATTACATTCTAATATGGAGGATGCAAATGACAGCTAAAACTGTTCCAGATCGAGTTGCTAATTTTGGTAGTGAGGAAGCTATACAACATGTAGAAGAAATCACTGTCGATAACTTAGAAACTCATGCAGATAAGTTACCACGTCCAACGGGGTATCGTATCTTAATATTACCTTTTAGTTTACCAGAAGTTACTAAAGGAGGTATTCATATAGCCAAAGCAACGCTTGACAAAGAACGTATTGCAACTGTTGTTGGTTATGTTGTTGCTATGGGTCCAGACGCCTATCGCGATATGAATAAATTTCCAGAGGGAGCTTGGTGCAAAGAAGGTGATTGGGTAATTTTCGGTAGATACGCAGGAGCGCGTTTTCAAATAGAGGGCGGAGATATGCGCCTTTTAAATGATGACGAGATCCTTGCTACTATAGAAGACCCAGAAGCAATTTTATCATAACAATAACCACATGGAGGAACCCATGCAAGAAGAAGCAGAAAAAATAGAATTAGAACTCCCTGAAGGGGAAGTCGATATTCATGAAGCAGACGTAGATGATTCTATAAAAGAAGAAGTCGCGCCTGTAGAACAACCCGTTGAAGAAAAAGACGAGTTAGACCAAATTAGTGATTCAGTACAAAAACGTATTGATAAACTAACTTATAAAATGCGAGAAGCAGAAAGACAGCGAGATGAAGCTGTTAAGTACGCCCAAAGCATTAACGAGAGCAATTCAACATTAAAAGAGAAATTAAAGAATTCAGATTCTTCGCTTTTCAAAGAGTACGATAATAGGGTACAATCAGAAATTGCGAGTTCAAAAATTCTTTTAAAAGAAGCTCAAGATGCAGGAGATACAAATGCAGTTGCAGAAGCAACAGAAAAACTTTCTAGGGCAAGTGCCGAAGCAGAGAATATCAGAAGATTGGCTGCGCAGCAACAACTTAGAAACGAAAGAACAGAGCAAGAAGTTCCTGTTGAACCGTATCAACCATCTTTACAGCCAGAACAAGCAAGACCCGACCCTAAAGCAGAAGCTTGGGCTGAAAAGAATGAATGGTTTGGAGATGATCAAGCGATGACTTTTGCAGCTTTTGGTATACATAAAGAATTAGTAGAAGAAGGAGTTGATCCCACTACTAATCATTATTATACTGAAGTTGATAGAAGGATTCGAGAATCTTTCCCACACAAGTTTTCAGAAGAGCAGCCTGCCCCCGTGCAACAGGTTGCTGCCTCTAGCAGAGGAGCTAGTGGTAAAAAATCATCACGCAAAATAAAACTGACACCTAGTCAAGTGGCAATAGCTAAGAGACTAGATGTTCCGTTAGAAGAATATGCTAAGCATATCGAAGGAGTATAAAATGACAGATGAAATTAAAACAGAAGTCACATCAGATCGAAACTCACGATCTGCCGAGACACGAGACTCTCAAACTCGCAGAACGCCTTGGACTCCCCCGTCTATGTTAGACGCACCCGAAGCACCTCCTGGATATAAGTTCAGGTGGATCCGTGAATCAACTAGAGGTAACGATGATAAATCTAATATGTCTAAACGTATTAGAGAAGGATATGAACCTGTGAGAGCAGAAGATTATCCTAATTTCGAAGCCCCTACTGTTGAGAACGGCAGCAATAAAGGAGTAATTGGAGTTGGAGGATTAATACTCGCTAAAGTTCCTGTTGAAACCGCCAATGAACGAAATGCTTATTTTGCTGAACAAGCAAAATCAGCTATGGACGGCGTAGACAACAACTATATGCGAGAAAGCGACCCTAGAATGCCAATAAAGGATAGTGATATTCAAAGGTCTTCTAAGGTTGAATTTGGTAG